CCATTGGCAATCATGGCACCAGCAGCAGTCAGGCCACCGCTCATACCAGAACCGACGAGGGTGTTCATGAAGCCGGTAGCCAAGGTGCCGCCGAACGCGGATATTCCACCAGCCAACGATCCGAGAGTGCCAATGCCTGATGCGGCGTTGGCAGCGCCTGCGGCATTGGCTGCACCGCTGAGGCCCATCATGCCTGTCAGGCCCTGGGCCACGGGGTTGACGATGGCGCTGACTGTTGGGCGCAGCACCAGCGTCTTGAACATGTTGACTACGGTGTCGCGCAGATTTTCAGCGAAGCCTTTGCCGCTCTCAAACCCGCGCATCAAGGCGTCGGTGATGGAGTCGTTGATTTTTTCAGCGGCTTTTTGCCATTCTTTGTACGCTTCGTCGGCGGCTTTCTTCGCACCGCCGACTTGTTTCTCCTGCGCCAGTTCGCGCATCAACTTAGCCTGTTCGCGGTAGCCAGCAATTACGTCCGCGCTCCACATCACACCGTCTTGCAGATTGGCCTTGCGGTCAAGCTCCGCTGCGTTCAGCATCAATGTCGCGCTTTCCAGGTTAGCAACGGCATCTGCGGACAGGCCGATTGCGGCGTTGCTTTCGCGCTGCTTGTCGATCTGCGCTTGCAGGTTTGCACTGCGCTTGTCTTGCGCGTTGATAAACGCCAGATGCGCGGCGGTTGCCGCCTTTTCGGTTTCGGTATAGGCGTGCGACTCTTTCGCAAGCTCTTTAACGATGTCCTTTGAAAACTTTTGTTCCTTCAGGAGTTCGGATTGAGCCAACGTGAGGCCGGTCAAATTGATTTTTCCGGCCTTGTACGCAGCACTGAGCTTGTCCCATTCTTCGCTGAAATTTGCATTCAGCCCAACGGATTTAGCGATCAGGTCGTTGTACTCGCGTAGCCCTTTGTCGGCTTCAGACAGAGCGCTGGTCTTGGGTTTCGGGGCCTTGTCAAACGCCTTGACCGAATCGTCAAACTGCTTCTGTGTGATAAGTCCTGCTGCCAGAAGCCGGTTGTTGTCAGCCAGTAGCAAGGCGCGTTCACGGAGTTTCTTGGTCCCTGCGTCCTTTTCGTCAAACTTGGCAAGCAGGTTCTTTAGCTCACCTTCTTTTTGCAAGTTGGCGATGCCCTGCTTCTGCGCTTCGTCCAGCCTTTTGTAACGGGCAAGTTCTGCATCTTCCTTGGTGGTGTCGTAGCCCTCTGCGGCGTACCTGTCGCGCCGCATTTGCAGTTCATTGCGTGTAGCGTCCCCGGTTTTTGGAGCACCTACGATTGACGCGGCGACACCTCTCACCGCGTCCCATACGGCGGCCCCGTATCGCTTCCACGCCTCGGCGGCCACATCAAGCGGCCCTTGCTGCGAAGACAGCGCACGCGCAGTGTTCTCGGCTGACTCGGTAAACGCCTTTTGTGCGACCACAACAGCGCCGGTACGGTCCCCTTGCTGTAGCAGTGCCTCTACCTGCCGGTAGGTCGCCAGCGTCAACTTGTCCAGCGCGGACAGTGGGTCTTTAGCCAATTCGGCAAACGCCTTGGCGGTATCCTGCACCGCCGCGCCGCCGTACTTTTCCAAGTCGATAGCGGCCTTGGTGATGGCCTGGAGGTTGTCATCCACGCGCACGCCAGCATTGACGAACTCCACCAGCGCAGCTTTTGCGGTGCCCGAGCGAACACCTACGGCGTCCAAACCTTTTGCAACGCCATCAAGACTTGAAAGCGACGTAACGCCTTGGGCGCCGGTCAGTATGAGTGCGTTTTGTAGCGCCTTTGCGTCTTCCGATGCGCGGTAAGCGGCATATCCGAACGCGCCGACACCAGCAGCCAGGACGGTGACAGGGTTGATGAGTCCCATGACGTACCCACCCATCGCCTTGAGCGCATTACCAACGCCGCCGAACATGTCTTTCAACTGTCCGCCTTGTTGCATCAGTACTGTCAATGGTGCTTGGCCGGATTGCAGCGAGACAACGATGTCTGTGAACTGCGCGGGCACACCGCGCATGGCGTTGGACATGGCGGCTGCGCTCATTGCAACGCTTTTTCCGGTTGCCGCAGCAGATGCAGCCATCCGGTCTTGCTCTGCCACTACCGTTCGCAGGTACTCAACGTAGGGTTTGTAGATTGAAGGGTCCAGACCCTTGGACACCGCTTTGAGTTCAAACTTGTCTGCGATGTTGAGCTTGTCGAGTTCGGCCTTGACATCGGTGGCTGCGTTCTTGACCTGGGCCACAAAGGATTTGGTTGACCTATCGGCCTTTTTCAGCGCCTCGTCGGCCTGCGTGGCTATGCCATCAAACCCGACGCCTGCGTTTTTCGCAGCCTCTGCCATCCCCGCCAAAGACTTTTTAACCGCGCTGGCGCCAACCTCTACCCCTTTGGCATCAACACTGACGGCAATCGTAGATTTGAGTTCCGCTTCGTTCATGGTTCAGTCTTTTTTGTTAATGATTCGCAGGGCTTCTGACTCGATAACCCGGATGTCATCAAACAGTTGTTCGTGGCGTTCGTCACTCAGGTCCATGCGGGCCATGCGGGTGAAAAGGACGTTGTAGTCAAGGCCAGTTGGCCCGCCAGCACCCACCCGCCACTGGGTACTGATGCTGGTAAAGAGGTTGATGGCCTGTTGGTTCTCAGGCCATATTTCGATGCGCTCGTTGGCGTAGTCTTCAGGGGTGAACCCGAAGGCCGCTAACTCTGCCTCAGAGTCTTCGGTGGCGTACAGAGCGCACGCCACCTCGATCAGTTTCCCAGCCGCGCCTGGGTCAGTTCAGACAGGTATTTCTCGATGACAGCACGGGCTGCGCCGAGGTAGTTCTGAGTGAGCTTTTCGATGTTGTCTTTCTCGAATGCATCATCCAAATCCCATCCAGATGCGATGTCCATGATGACTTCTGCGTCTTCACGGTCTTTGATGCTGTCAATGAAGTCCTTGAAGGCTTCGCGGGTGCGGCCTTTGAACGTAAATTCGATGTCCACGGCTTTGTCGCCGGGGATCGGGATTGCCACTTTGGCCTTGAATGTCGGGGACGCGGTAAGGGAAAACTTTGGCTTTGCCATGTTGTACTTTCTGTTGGGGAAAAAGACCCGGCGAGGTGCGACCAAGCGGGCGTGAAAAAGCCCGCGCTAAGGCGGGCTTGGAGTTGCTTAAACGCGGGGATTAAGATGCATATCTTACTGGCCTCCCAAGCAAGCTGAAGGTGGCCTTGACTGTCATCACTTGGCCCTTGGAAACGGAAGGCGTCTCGTTCATGGACACATACCCGTAGTAATAAATCACCGAGCTATCGGGCAGAGCGATCTTCAAACCACGGATTGCGCGGGAGTCAGACGCTGCTTTGAGGGCGATGTAACCAGCAAGGCTTGGATCGTCCGCAATGTCAAGGGTCAACGACTGTGCAGAGAAGATCGTCGGGATTTGCGTCTCGAAGTTTTGTTCCAAGAAGCTGTAGTTCACGAACTGCTGATCACCACCAGAAGTGCTGAAGCCCATGATCTGAGAGATTTGCGTGAACGCAGAAATCTCAGTTGCGGTGCCTGTGCCGGACGCGGCGGGGAACAGGGTTGTACTGGTGGTGTTGATGCCTTCGAGGTTGAATGCGTTGGTGGCGGTGCCAGAAACGCGGACCACGCGATTGTTCAGGTTTGACCAGCCCGAAGACATGATGACCACCGCGCCATTGCTGATGCCGTGCGAGGTAGATGTGACAACGCCGGGGTCGGCATTGGTGATTGCGGAAACGGTTTTAGCCGATCCCATAGTGGTTGCGAGAGAGACGATTGATCCGTCAGGTAATTTTGCTGCCATGAAAGGCTCCTTTGAAGTAAAAAAGCCCACTTGACGCGGGCATGAAAAAAGCCGCGCTGATTGCTCAGTGCGGCTTGCGGGGGTGGCCTTGCGGCCTAAATTTGGTTTATCTGTTCGACCAGATACTGAAGTCCATTAATGAGCCGTAAGTGGCCATGTCGTAGTCGTAATCGCTTGACGGCGCGCTCACTGCGCTGGCCTGAAAAGCGGTTGCGGTTATCAGTGCGTTTTCCACCAAGAGCATGGTTGCGCTGGCGCTGGCGCGGGTGTCAGCCCACACGTTGACCTGGAAGCGACCATGCTGTTTGTCGGGAACCACGCGCTCCATGTAGCCCCACGCTTCACCACCGATTTGGCTGTACGTGATGTACGGTTTGGCGGTGCTGGTGGGGGCAACGTCAGGAAAGACGCGGTTGCCCACCAGTGCTTTGATGGTGTTGTAGATGTCTGCTTCGACGGTCATAAAAACGCTTTCAAAATGCGCTCTTGCATCTCTTTGTTGGCTGCGGCAACGGCCTCTTGCTTTTTGGCCTCGTAGCTGGAGCGCAGGAACGAGCGCGGGGGGTGCTGGATTGGTCCACCCTTGCGCAGCACGTAATAGGCGTCTTTGACGGCCTGCGATGCCCTGCCCTTTGGCCTGGGCTTGCCGCGCATTTCAGGGCGCACTGCCGTCCACCAATTGCCCTTTTTGTCCATGTAGGTGGCGTACCGCTGCACCCATCCGTATTCAATCAGTTGGCCGTGGAACGCGGGCTGCGTTTGGGTGCCTTTGACGATGCCTTTATTCCAAGAAATGTGATACCGGGCGTTGACGCCATCGACACTGCGCTCTTTCATGTAGCGCTGATAAATCGCCCTGGACAAACGCCCACTGTGCTTGATGCGTCCAGCGCGCAATTTCACTTCGTCATAGAACACCTGTGCCGCTGCCTGCGCTGCTGGCCGAATCGAGCCTTGGATGACCTCTGCGAGCTTGTCAACTTGCGAGGTCAAGCCCTCTAGGTCAAATTCAAGTTTGAGCATTTGTCGCCTGACAAACGAGGTCAACGAATTGCCTGTTGGTGTCAGGCAGGACGTTTTCAATGTCCAGCACCGCAGTGCCATGGATGACACGCTGACCCGGCGACACTGCCGTGTTGCGCAAGCGCACAGATACCTTTTGCAGCGAGGCCACAGCGCCTGATCGGATGGCCTCAAGCCCCTGCTGGTAGCGCACATCCGCCCACACGGTCTTGGTGTCAAGCCAACTGGTTGACGGCTGGCCCAATGCGTCTTGCGTGGCCACTTGCGTCTGTATGGTGACGCGGTGACGGAGTTGGCCAGCTTTCATGCCCACACCTTGTAACGGTCAAGCAGGCGGTCGGCAAAGCCGAGATGCACAGCTTTGCCCACGCCAACGGTTTCGCTTTCGCGGTTCTCGTACATCGCACCGACTTGCAACTTGATCCAGCTCTTGATGCTCTCAGGCACCGCTGCTGCGTTGGCGTAGCCAGCAACGTAGCGCACCTTGACAGCGTTGATCTGGTCGCGTGTGTCAGGCCATTCGGTGTCGTAGGCGGGCACCACGTATGTGGGTCCAAAGTCGTCATAGTTGTCCAGTGAGTACAGCAATGCGCTCAAGGTCTGGTCTACCCCGTCGAGGTCGGCGTAAGTCACGCTGGTGATGCTGTCCACTGGGACGCGGGTGAGTTCCAGCGCTGCCGGGAATGCGTCAAGCGTCAACTCCCACGTTTGCGCCATGATGGCCCGCCCGGTCGCCTGTTCTGCGGCCTCGGTGGCTGCGGTAATCATGGCGGCAATGAGCGTGTCATCGTCGCTGGTATCAACCCGCAGATGCGCTTT